TACGTCTGATAGATTATTTGAAGAAGTAAGATCCCCATCACCAGCTGGGCCTTGAGGACCTGTTGAACCTGTAGAGCCTGTAGAGCCTGTGGCTCCTTTGTCTCCTGTACGTACAAACTGAAGGTTAATAACATCCCCATCTGTAAAGGAACCAGCACTGGTAACATGAGTAACAGCTATTTTACTATATCCAGAGGCTGATGTAACTGCACCAGTAACATTAAAGGTAGCAAAAATAGCAGCATCTGATGCTTTAACAAAAGTAATAGTACCCCTTAAACTTGTATTCGTACTATCATCCCATGTATCTACCTGACTATTTATACTGGTTCCAGCAGCATTGTCTACATCATCTATATACAAAACACTGGCAGATGCCACAGTTCCATTGTTTAGCCAAACCTTACCTGCACCCTGATCTGAATCAGTAGTGGTACTTTCCCATAGCATTTGTAGACTAGCTGGGTTACTACCTTTGTCACCTGTTCTGGTAAAGTGTACTGATACTGCATCAGTGTCAGCCAGTGTACCGTCACCACTCATATAGTTTACAGGTATTTTTGTATAGCCTGAAGCGTCTGTTACAGCTCCATCAATTTCAAAAACAGCGTAGTTAACAGCAGAAGCTTTTTGTACAACGTAAATATATCCACGGGAACCTGTGTTAGTAGAGTTGTCCCATGTTTGAACAAAGGTTGAAATAGCCCCACCACCTGAATCAAGATCATCTAAATAAATAATTGTAGCTGAGGCTACTGCAGCATTAAACCATACCTTACCGTTGCCTTGATCAGAGTCAGTCTGAGTAGTTTCCATAATCATACTCAAACCGGGAACTTGCCCAGTAGCAGAAGTTAATTGAGAAAGATTTACACCATCAGAACTAGCTGTACCTGCTGCAACATTAAGAATTTTATTACTGTTCATATCCAGACTAGCACCCATAGTGTTAGGTGAAGTACCATCTCTGGATAAAGTATTTTCTAAAGCAGCCTCAGTTAAAGCACCATTAGCATTAATAGTATTAACTGCAGAAGTTTCGTTACTGCTTAGTTGAGTTAAATTAGAATGAGTTAATTTTGCCATCAGGATACATCCACTACAATTGAAAGATGAGCACGGGCGTTAGATGTGTTAGTTTGACCACCACAAACAATTTCAATAGGCTGTCCTGCAGTTAATGTTTTCTGTCCTGAAGGAGTTGCTGAATCTACTGTGCCAGCTGCAGAACCAGAGTGTGCTATTGTAATAGCTCCGTTAGTAACAGCAGTACCTGCAATCTCAGCAGTTAAAGTAGTATCTGTTGTGGCAATAGCCTGATCAATAACTGAAAACATTTTTTCAATATCTCCAGCAATTGGTGATACAATAAAGTATGAGGTAGCTGTAGAAATATCATCAATACACAAATTAAGAATTATTTTATTAGTATTTTTAAATGAAGTGCCAATCTCAGAAGTAGAAATTTTTTGCCATGTACCTGAACCTGATCCATTTGCTACATAGACATTACTAGCTGATGCTGAGTGCGCTCCCTTCGGCTCATGTAAAGCTGTGGTTGTAAGGTCTTTATGATTGACTGTCATTTTATTTCCTTAACGTAAAGAAAGGAGGAGGCTGCTTAACCCCCTCCAACTTTATTTAGACGCGATACTTAATAACCAAGTCAGCTTTACCAGCCGTGAAAGCTGCTGTAGCATAAAGACCTGAGACAAACACTGGACGTCCACCAGTACCTGCAATAGCTGCAGTACCAGTACCGACCAATGCACCATCACAGGCAACATGGTCACCTATAGCATCAAGTGCTGTTTTAGCGATAGTGGCATCAATACCATCTTCATCAACAACTGAAAATGTTCCGTCACCATCATCATGATACAAACCCAAAGTAAGGGTTCCAGAGCCACCAGATGTAAACGCTTCAGTTACATACAAAGTTGCACTGATAAGATGCGCCCCCGTAGGGATACCTGCTAGTGGATGGGTTGCTAGTGGTGCTCCAGAAGATGCTAAGTCAACTCCTACGACTCTGACCTTCAAAACACTTTCGTCACCCATAGTAGAGATAACACCTTCTTTAGCAGGGCTACCTTTTTCAAGACCAAAACGAATGTTCAGGCCATCACTATTTGTGTAAAATTCATTAGCACTCATAATATAACCCTCCCTTATACTTGGTCTGTGTCAGTGAGAACGCAAACAAGGTTCTCAGGACGATAAAGATCAACACCGTAACGAGCAGTAGTAACGTACTCTTCACGCTGGTAATCTTTGTTATACTCACTGTCAACCTGTGGCATCTGACGCCATGCACCAATAAAGGGCAAGACGCTAGGGTCAGCAGAGAAGAACATGTTAGCTTTACCAGCAGCCGTTGTTGGACCTGCACTATCAATTTGCTCATTTGCATCAGCAAGATAGTTACTGGTATAAACATCAAAGCCATAAATGTTGGCAAGGAAGCTCATACCTGAGGCAATACCAGAAGTGATAATGCCTTCCCAACGAGGGTTGTTGCTAACGTTTGTTATGTTGGTAAGCGTATTCATTGCAAACTCAACAGAAGGATCAACGATAGCAATCAAGTTCCTGTCTGGAACGTTAGCTTTCTTTAAAGCATAACGAGCTTTAGCAAAGTCAGCTACAGCAATTACTTCGTTTGTGCCTGTTCCAACAAAACGGTGTGATGCACCATTAACGGAGTTAGCAGTAGAAGCAGTTTGCTTTGCAGACAAAGCCATAATGTCAGTCTCAAGCGTTTCCATAATAGCACGGGCTTGCTTGGGAACAAAAGAACTAACCAACTGATTCATATAGTATGCATCTTGTTTGGCTTTGTTCGTGATGTAGTTACCGCTTGACTTGTACTTGCCAATTGTAAATTGAAATTGACCAGTGTCAAGAGCACGGTATTGTACTGAAGCATTTTCAGTATAGTCATCAGTCTGAGCTTGACCAATTGAAGGAATTGTAAAAGAAGTTCCGTCAGGGAACTCACTCATCCAATTTACATAACCTTGTCCCATCAACTCATCTTCAAGGACTTCCTTCAACTGGCTAGACCAGACCTCTGAACGAATCAGATGACCTGTATTACCAGTATCCATCATAGTAGTCTCTCCTTATAAACGTTAGTTTCCAAATGATTTACCTTGTTCTTGTTTCTCTTTTAGAATACGCATCTGAGTTTCAGGCTTCCAGTATAATTTAGGGTTTTCTCTACGCATAGTTTCAAAGTCTGCCCAAGAATTTCCTGAACTTGTATTTGTCTGAACACCAGATGTGTCAACTGTACCTGTGGTCAACGTAGGTGTAGTTGGTTTTTGTGTTGATAAACCAAGAACATTATAGAAAGCATCAGGACTTTTTGCTGCAATGTCTTTTAAAAAATCTGTAGAAATATTAGAAGCTGTTGCTTTCTGAATCATAACCTCTTGAGCTTTATCTCCATAGAGTTCTTTCATTTTACGGTCCACAGCTAGAATGTTATTTTCAGCGGTCTGCTGAGTTTCCCTTTGCTCGATAGTTTGTGTAACTAGGTTGGCAATATCATCTTGTCCTAACGAAGGAGTGGTGTTCCCCTCTGAAGGTGCTGAAGATGCTTGAAGTTGTGCTTCACGTTCCTTCCTAATTTCTTCAAGAAGGTCTTGAGCTGAGAGTCTTTGATCTAGGTCTGATCTTAGTTCAGCTTGTTCCTTCTTCAATTGTTCGATAAACATATCTGCTTCTGCTTTACCTTTTGCAAGGTCTTGTACAGTAGCAAACTTTTTACCTTCACCGACCAATTCCTCAACAGACCCTGTGGTCTGCGTACTTGCTGGGGGATTAGCCTGCCCCTCGAATATGTCACTCATAACTGGATGGTCTCCCTTATGTATTTTAAAGCCCTGATCTGGCCTTGGCGGTCTGCCATTAGATAAGGCCAACTGGCTTTATCATAGTCATCTTCTTTAGATTTTTCTGCTTCACGTATTTTGTTATTAATAACTTTTTCTAAAACTTCTAGAATTTCTTTAGAGTTTCTGACGTAAGCTTCAAAATCATTTTTACGTTTCTTATAGTCTTCGTTTGTTTCGTTCTCTTTAGATTTTATATGTTGGGTCCACAATGTGCTGAGTCTTTTGGTCCTAGACATTACACAATCCTTTGCTATTACATTTTCTTTTTCTTTTTCTTTGCTGGCATTTTCTTCATTGGTTTTCCGTAAGCCATAGTCTTTCTCCTAGGTTGTTAATTTTTTAATTTTCTTTGCTAAACGTTTTGTTGCATTGTGTTTTTTACTTATTAAACCTTTTAAGTTTTTAGGTTTAAAAGGAGTAGGTTTTAATTTTTTAATTTTCATTCCATCATCTCTTCTTCTGGTAATTGTTCTGGCCCACCAGTAGCAGCCCTCTCTTCATTAAGTTGTTGAGAACCTGTGTCTATCAAACGTTGTGTTTCG